ACCGGTGGCGAGCTGGTGTCTTGGTGTGTCTGTGGGTCCCACTGATGGATCTGGACTTGGAAGAACGTGAGTGGGCCGAATAAGCCTGGATCTTGAATGGGCCTTGTCCTAATGATATGGGTTTGGATCCTGATATGTGGGGTTTATTCGAAGTACACGTATAACTATACGTGTACGTAGAATGCCGTTTAGTATTCATTAAACGTATAAAATCGGTTACATGGTTGTTGAGGAATTTATCATAAATTCCTCCCCTAGGTTTATGTCTATTACAGGTGCCTCGTGCATCATGAGGATGTCAATCGCCTCGATCATGTCCTCGTAGCGGAAGTCCTCTTGTGGTGCGTCGGTGTACATGATGTTCAGGAGGTTCTTGATCCCCTCTTCTAGCTGATTGAAGTTGAAGGGAGCGATGATGCCCTGGTGTCTGTATGGGATGCGGAAGGTTTGCTTTTGGAGGAATGGTGTCTTGGTGGAGAAGAATTGTATCTCGGTGGATATCTCGGTGTTTGATCGTAGTCGCACGTTGATGATGAACGATAGCCCCTTGTTGGTTGTGCATCTGATCGTCATGGTTGTTGCTGTGCTTGTGTGTCTCTTGATTCCCTATATATAGAGCTCTTTGATGTGGTTGTGTGGTTGTACTTGGAGAACGTGTCTTCATGAAAACCATATAAGACATAAGTGGGCTGAGTCGGATATGATGTTGATGTGTATTAGGTGGATTAGGGTCTGTTCACGTACTAATCTCAAATGAGATTAGGCTAAATAAAGAAAGAAGAAATAAACATAACAAGAGAAAGGATAAGAAAAAGAAAAACAGGAAAAGGCATACATAACTCAGGAAAAAAATGGTAGCGCAGCGGAAAAAAAAAGAGAACGGAGTGAAGAAAAAAAAAGAAAACGTCTTCCGTATGAAAATACGGATGTAAAGAAAAGAAAAAAAAATTGTTCTGGGGTTTGAAATATTCAACCGCGGTAAATTGGGCGTTTTTACCGCGGTGATTCTGGGCTTACTTTTAACCGTGGTGAAACGGGCGGGTAAATTGTCACCAATTCCGTACTTGTCACCAATACACTGGTGTATCAATTGGTGACATTGGTGCATAATAAATTGGTTGGACGTAAATGCCCTCAATTCTGTGTCTGAAAGGCGCGTGGGAGTGCGGAGGAAAAGTGGACATTCTCTCTCCTCCCTACGACGGAGACGCCAATATTGGCAGTTCCCGGCATCAATTTGCGACACGCGCGGCGGTGTGTACCCCTGGGAGGGTAGAAACCACTACGCTACGCAGCAGCCTTAGCTACGCCGGAGCTTAGCTCGCCACCGTTCTAATATT